TGACCATCGGGCCCCCGGGCGACGTTGATGTTGAGGCCAGGTATCAGCTTTTAGATGATGTAACGTCCTTTATTTACCCGGGCGCAAACACATCGTTTGAGACTGCCACCTATATCAACAAAACGGTGAATGATCCCTCGAATAGCATTGTGGTCGGTCATGAAAACTTCATGTCGATTTCGGATGCTGTCAGCCACGCGTCCACCACTTTTATCGCCAATCACTCCGAAGGGGGAGCGTTCGGCAGTTCAGGTAATATTCTGACTTTTGGCGGAGTGTTGGGAGCGGTAAGGAATCAGTCATCCGGCACAATCGGAACACTGTATGGCCTGTCAGGTGAGGCGGACACCGAGACGGGAACAACCACGAACCAATATGCGATTTGGGCTATGACTCCCAATACCGCTATCACTATGGGAACCACCACCAACAATGTTGGCGTGAAAATCTCTTCACAGGATTCGGTTCCGGGTGCGGTGAATACCTACGCGCTGGTTTCTGATTCTACGGTTGCCCCTGCTGTATTCAACGGGCCACTCAAGGCCAACTCCGGCTCTGGCGTCTCTCCAGTATGCACCTCTGCCGATCCCTGCGGTGGGGGATCATCTAATCCGACCACCTGCACGGCCAACAGCACCGGCAACAAATGCCTTGGCGTAAGCCCCTACGTCGCTGTTTCGGGCGACTGGACGACAGCCATCCGGCAGGCCGTAACCGACCTTGACGGCGAAGGCGGAGGAACGCTGTTTATCCCCTGCTCATCGACTGAATACAACGTCCACGGATCAAAGCTCGACCCTGGCGGGGCGAATGCCGTTATTCCAATGCCTGCGAATCCCTTATCAGTGGGGACGACGAAGCGCATCCGGTTCAAAGGCCTATGCGCTCCGAACGTCTACTATCAATCGGTCGCCGCCACGCTCAACGCAGATGTATCGGTCGGAAACTTCATCGGCGGCTATGTCGTCTCTGGGCCTTACGGTGGATTCATCAACACAGACTTTGAGCTGGACAGCGTAGAGATTCACAACGCGCAGGTCAACCCCGGAGCAGTGATGGTCAATGCGACGTTCTTCCCATCGTCCACGATCAACGATGTGGTGATCCGCTCGGACGCTTCAGGAACGCCCACCACGACCACCGGCGCAGGCTACTATTCCCCCGCCCTTTCCAACAATGTCTATCTTTCGGTAGACCATATGGCCGTTGTTGGATTCTATGCTCTGGCCCGATTTGGCGAACACTCTCACATTGGGCATATCGCCGGAGCCAATTCACATCTCGGCTGGGTGTTCGATGCGGAGCCGGGAACAGACCCAAGCCATTCGACATGGGGCAATTCGGTGTCCGTCGATTATCTATGGTGCCAGCTTTGCGACTATGAGATTTCGGCGGGAGTAGCGCAGGCGACGATCAATGTGCAGGCCGCAGATTTCGAGGTTGCGGTCACAGCAGCAATCAATGATCCAAGCAACCTGCTGACCGGAGACGTTTATTACAACGTCCCTTATACCGATGGCCGCTCGACTTCGACCATCTATAATGCCGTCAAGAATGGCGGAACGAACCTTCGGCTACACAACCTGAAATATCCCGGCGTAGCGTTTGACGATGGTACGGGAGCCAATGGCAGCGGAGGGAGTACGGGTGCCATCAACTGGCGTGCGAGTTCATTCACGCCGAATATTTCTCTAACCACTGTCAATGGCCTTGTCACCAGCAACGGCGGCTCTGTCGGTGTCTCGACGGCTGACTCCAGCTCGAACTTCGCTAACTTCTTCGTGACGACCTCGAACGAGCCAGCGGTATCGGCCACATTCACCACCTGCGCGACGACTACTTGCTACCAGGCACACAACATCGGCGCATATCCAAACTGGATGAACCTGATAACGATTCCATCCACGGCGACAGGACTAGGTGCTCCATTCACGCCGTCCAGTTCAATCATCCGTTCGGATACAGGGCTGACGGCTGGACTCAATATCGACGCAGGGGCTACAGGTGCGCCGGTAAACATCATGACGCAGGATATCGCGCGTTTTACGGTCGCCTCTACGGGAGTCACCTTGCCCAACGGCGAGGTCTATGGCATAGGAGCGAGTGCAACACCTGATACAGGCCTCTCGCGCGACACTAGCGAAGGGGCAGGTGTGATCGATGTGGGAAATGGCACGGCTGGCGATGCGTCCGGCAAACTGAAGGCTGCGGCAATCGCTGATTCCACCTTAACGTCCGGTAACTGCGTTCAGGCGACAACGGGGGGTCTGCTCGCTAATGGGCCGGGATTCTGCGCGCTCGGACTGTCAATTCCTCTAGGCACGGCTACGTTCACTCCCGGCACGGGCGTTACTTCCGCAGGGTGCGCGAGCGGCTATACCTGCACCAATACGAGGGGCGAGATTGCTTTAGTTGGCGGGACAGCAACCACCGGGACAATCGTAACCGTAAATTTTTCTGCGGGTCTAAGCGCAGCACCATTTTGTTCGATCTTTTTGAATGGATCAGGTAGCACGGGAACGGCGGGATTTGACTTGGGGCATGGAACGCCGGGAACCACGAACTTTACCATTACGGCCGGCCTGAGCGTCATCGGGGCAACCCTAAATATCGATTACCAGTGTCAGCCATAGGAGCATTGATGCGATTTGCCTCCTTCTTCCTCTTCCTGCTCTCTCCCGCGCTGATGGCGCAGACGGCGAGCGTGCCTGCTTCCAAGGTGAGCGGCACGGCGCACATCAATGCTCAGTCTGCGAGTTGCACGGTTCCCAAAAACGGCGGCACATGCAAGTTCAGCTTCCCGGCCTATGACGCCGTGGTGGTGGGAGCGACGGCACAAATAACAGCATCAGTGAACCTCAGCGGAACGAATCTAAACTTCACGATCACTCTCACGCCGGAGCAGGCACAGCAGTTGCAGCAGGTTTTCATCAATGGCGGCTCGGTCACGATTGGCACGATTCAACTGGTGAAGCCGTGAAGAAACTACTCATCTCGCTCGCTCTAATCTTGTGCATCGCACTAAGCCTTCGTAAGCCAGTGACCGTTCACGCCACTTCCCCTCAGACGTGGTATATCCGCTTGGACGGCGGCACTGCGACTCAATGCACCGGCCACACCAACGCGGCGTATCCGGGAACAGGATCGGGCCAGCCCTGCGCTCTATCTCATCCGTTCTGGCTGCTACAGACCGGCCTTACTAACGCGACATGGCGGACGGACTACCTTGGCGGCGATACCGTCCAGTTCGCTGATGCGGGGCCTTACGCCATCGGCCAAGGAAACAACGGATTTGGGACGGATTGGTTCGCGTTGAACTTCCGTCAGTGTTTCGGAAGCGGATCGGTGCCTGATTGCACCCTTCCTATATCGCCTCCCAACGGTTCAAGCGGAGCGCACACCAAATGGCTGGGATACTGCGTCTTACTTGGAACGGGATGCCATCAGTCAGACGGCTCGAACCTCAAGAATCCTACCGTGTTCAAGGCGGCGGCGGGGCCGTACTACCTCTTTGCCATCCAGGGAGTGAACTGGTTTGACATGCAGGGCTTCGACCTCACGCAGCCTGACTCCTGCACGGGCCAAGGCGACGGCCAGAACGCCATCACCCACACCTCTAAGTCTGGGACGGTGGCGACCTACACCTTCTCTCCTACCTTCGGACAAACTCCGCTCGTGAATCAGTGGGTCATCATCACCGGCACAACGAACGGCGGCGGGATATTCAACGGCACTTTCCAGATTGCCTCGATTTCCGGCTCGACCTTCACGGTGAATGGCTTTGCTTCCGGTACGGTTGCAGATGCTTCTGAGTCCGGTGTCGAAGTGCCTCAAGGACACTGCGGCAACAGCAACAACTTCACGGTCTACGGCCTGATATTGCAGAAAAACCATAACCAGGGGCCAAGCAATACGGAGCTAAACGATATTGGAGCGCATGGCATCGCCTACACCGGAGTGATCGGCAGCCATCTCAATCAGAATCCCGGTGACACCTTCACGGCGAACAATATCTTTCTCAGGGGCAACGGCGGAACGGGCTGGGACTCGGACGGCGGCGGCTGCGGAACCTCCTGCGAGAGTGTTGGAACGGTTACGTTCAACAATATCCGCACTGAATTCAATGGCTGCGTAGAGGTCAACACCTCATCATCTCCGTCTTCTATCGGCACGGACGCTGACGGGTACCGCTACTGCTACGCGCAGAACACCGGAGGCCAAGGCGACGGGTTTGTGCTGATCGCAGCGGGTGACGTTACTTTCAGCATCAGCAATTCTTTCTCGCGCTGGAATACGCAGGATGGTTTCGATATGACCCATCTGAGCGACGACCCGCTGCGCACGCAGATCGTGAACATCATCGCAAATTGGGCCGAAGGAAACATGGGCCAGACTTTCAAGATTGGCGGCGTGGCCGATACAACGGCAGAGCTGAACTTTTCCGATGGCAACTGCCGCTTTATGGGGATCGGAGGCTCGTTCCCGCTGACACTGAATCCTTCGGGATGGAATGCTGGACTACAAGTGAATGGCGACCTCTGCCGGGGCGGCCCCGACCAATGGGCCATCTCCCTAAGCAACGGCCACACGACGACCATCGTGCATAACACCTCAATAGGCTATGCCAGCACCATGTATGACATCTCCTGTACGGGATTCTGCGACGGAACCGAACATCTGATTTTCAAGGACAATATCTCGAAGGGTGCCCCAGATCCCGGCAACAGCGGAACCCTCCCCGCTGGCTTCTTCTTCCAAGGTGAAGACCCATTCGCCAACGCTGGCTCCAACATCAGCTACAACCTTTGGAACACGATGCGTAGCTCTACCTGCCCACAGAATGGCCATGAAACGAACTACCAGTGCGGCGATCCTCTATTGGTGGCGCAGAGCGATGTCAACGCCATAAATCCCATGCTCACGTCCAGCAGTCCGGCGCGAGGCAACGGGATCACCTCTGGGCCAGCGAACGATTACGCCAATGCGCCCTTCCTGATTCCGCCAGCCATCGGCATGTATGAGTTCGGTTCAACCCCAGCACCCACCTCTACCAGCGTGGGCGGGGGAGTGACAGTTTCGGGGAGCGTGGTGATTCAGTAGTTGGAGCGGGTGCGCGGACTCGAACCGCGATCATCAGTTTGGAAGACTGAGGCCCTACCGTTGGACGACACCTGCAAATTGGGGCTGGTGGTAGGAGTTGCACCCACGACCGGCGGTTTACAAGACCGCAGCTCTACTGTCTGAGCTACACCAGCATAACTGAATTGCAGGGCCACCGCGCCAGTCCCCTCTGATTACTCGCGGCTGTTTCCTTAGGTTCGGACTGCGCCCTTTCGGGCGGCCCTGCAAACTTGGTCGAGAGAGCGAGTCTGCCATACTCGCATCAACGGCTCTTGTCCGTTATGTGTCGATACCCGTCCGTCCGTATAGGCTCTGGGTTCTGGCCGCTTTACACTATCTCCCGAATTGGTCGGTATGGATGGATTTGAACCACCGGCCCCTCCGTCCCAAGCGGAGTGCGCTGACCCGGCTGCGCTACATACCGAAACTAAAAACCCTCCCGATTTGGGAGGGTCGCTATACCTAATCTCCTTAGAGATTCAGACACGCCCTCGCGCGGCTCCTGTGCCGGTGGTCGGTGGCGTGTTGATGACGATGAACCTCATAGGCAGCAGTATATGAAACAGTGATGCAGGAGTCAAGTTCTAGCTTCCGCCGGCACTGGTAAAGTTTGCTTTTCCACACGGCTTGCGGCAAACCGGATAAGGCGCGATGATTAGCGCATGGATGTGAACCAGAAAGCCTACGACGTGTTCTTGCAGTCGATAGGCGAGAAGCCAGTTAAAAAGCCAAACCCTCGCGCGGCCAAGAGAGGCACGGCGAGGGCTGAGGCGTTGAGTCCTGAGAAGCGGACTGCTATTGCGCGGGCTGCTGCCGAAGCGCGTTGGAAATCGCAATCCAAGCGGGGCTAGTCGCAGAAACATTCATGGGCGGATTACCGTGAGCATCGGGCCTGTGCATTAGTGTCCATCCATCTTCTACGCGGTCTACGATCTCATCCTGCCGCATCTGAGTGAGCGTCGAGCTGACGTTTCCAGAGAAGTCCGCCGCCTTCGTTTCGACTCCGCCTTCGATGAGTCGCCGCGTAATGTCCGATGGCATCATGGGCCTATCGCTACCAGCTAATAGGCGGATTATTGCTTGCCGGATGCCCATACCAGCGAACGGGCGTCCCCAGCTTGGGGCCTTTGGGGCAGAAAACAGGTCAATGGTTGCGGTTGCCATTCTCCGCACCATCACCTCGGCACCGGGAATCATTGCCCGAATTGCCTCTAGGTCGGATTCTAGGCGAGCCTCTTCCGCTCGCAATTCCGCCAGAACCTCACGATAATCGGTTGCCATTTCGTTCCCTCCCGTTCTATACTGAGGGCCGAGGCGTACTCCTAATACGCCCCAGCCACTCAGGGTTACCCACGCTGCCCTAGGCAGCGTGATCTGGTATTTTCCGTACCATATCTGACCATCCTGAGGTTGGTTACCACACACGCCCAATCCCAATTGACTCGGAAGCCAGAGGGACGGGGTCGTGTTTCACTATACCTTAATCAATTCCCCCATCGCTTTAGGATGGATTAACTTTTCTGTGGAAATCCCGGTACAGGATATTGACACCGATTAATCCATCAAGCATAATGTAAAGTATGAATCGGCTTGAGACTTCCGAGCGAGTAAAGGTTGTAGCGGCTCTGGTGGAGGGCATGGGCATCAATGCCACTTGCCGCATGACGGGCGTTTCAAAGCCTACAGTCCTAAAGCTCCTCGGCGATTTAGGGCGGGCCTGCTATGCCTATCACGATGCGAATGTGCGCGGCCTGCATTGCAAGCGAGTACAGTGCGATGAGATTTGGAGCTTCGTTGGCGCGAAGATGAAGAACACCAGCGAAGAGAAGATGGCTCAGGGCTGGGGCGATGTTTGGACGTGGACGGCAATCGACGCCGATTCAAAGCTCATGGTGAGCTATTTGGTAGGCCAGCGCGGCCCGCGCTGGGCAAAGATGTTTATGGAGGACATTGCTTCGCGGATCGAGTCGCGGATTCAACTCACAACTGATGGCCTCAAGATGTATGGCGATGCGGTTGAGGGCGTGTTTGGCGCGGATATCGACTACGCGATGCTGATAAAGCTGTACGGCAACGATTCCTTCGATACAAGATACAGCCCCGGCGAGTGCATCGGTACGCAGACCGCCGTGCTGATGGGCAATCCCGACCCTAAGCACATCAGCACATCGTTCGTTGAGCGTCAGAATCTCACCATGAGAATGAGCATTCGCCGGTTTACGCGGCTTACAAACGCCCACTCAAAGAAGTATGAAAATCACGAAGCTGCGGTTGCGCTCCACTACATGCACTACAACTACTGCCGAATCCATCAGAGTCTGCGTGTGACACCCGCGATGGAAGCCGGACTAGCGGGACACGTTTGGAAAATGGAAGAGCTTGTAGGATTACTGAGGGCTTAGTTTCTTGGGCTGTTTTTGGAAGAGGTGATTCGCAATGATTGTCAGAAGTGCTAGGAAATTAGCAATGGAACTCGTGAGAAGGGCGATGATGACTTTATCGCTCAGGTGAAACCCGGTTCCCTCTCGTCCCGACTGCCACATCATGCACCGAACATTCCAATCCCACCAAAGATTGATCAGCAGGGCAAAAAAGAAGAAAACTGTTCGTAACCAAAATCTCAGTCGCCAATCCGCATGAACCTGTTGAGGAGTTAGACTCCCCGATTCAAACGCTTCCAATTCAAGCGCGGCACTAACATCTACGGATTGCGAATCCTCGATTGGTATCTCGAAATCTTCGTTCGCCATTTTAGTGGCGTGCACCATCGCGTTTGCGCCTTAGAAATTCATCGCGAATTAGAGCATCGCTAATCTCCGGGCTTCCCTCGCTGGCCTTTCGTGCAAGATCCCATGCAAATCCTGGTTCGTGCGTAAAAACCGAAAGTTCTATTGCGGTTCTTCCTCCGTAAGCCTGCCAAATTTTCCCGATGAATTCCCGGTCTTCGTCACTCAAGATCGGGGCTCTCGACGTAAGAGGGATAGGCGCAGTGATGCTTCCAGCCTTATATGCCTTGAATGTGGAGTAGAGATTGGGAACAACAGGCCCGTAAGGCCAAGCCTCTATAGTGTCCCGGATAAGAGGCTGATTTTTTAGAGCGAGACTCCATCCGTGCGCTACATAAACCAGCTTCTGTAGCTTCATCGGGTCAACAGGGCGGCCACTATCAACACCCAATCTGATGAACTCGTTTGCAACAACTAGAGATGGATATGTCATGGCTAGACCAGAGAGACACGCCCATTCTGCGCTACATGGGGATCATGTGCCAAGATTTTCCTTGGCGTGCCTTGAATCGATAATAGCACACTTCGTATTTTGTTCGCCAGTACCATTTCTACGGTCTAGCCTCAAACTTGACCAGTACCCTTCCGCCACCATCAGGAGGAGGCGGTGTAAATCCACCACCCGGCCCGCCAGAGGGGGGATCATTCGAATCGGGCGTGGGATCGGTTGGGTTGTTGGGGGTGTCGGGATGCTCAGGATGGGTAGGATGCTCGTTCGGATCGGGCATGGAAGGCTCCTTTAGTTTGGAATTGTATAGGGATGACGGCAACCAATCTCATAATCCATTAGATGTGTCAGGCTGCGGCGCAGGAACAATCCAGCCACTTCTTGCAGACGATAGAACGTCATGCCGTTGTGTCGCTCATGCCCAGCAACCGTAACTCCGACTGGAGGATTGCCAGACTCAACGCTGAACCTGCATTTTGTGCCGCGCCTCAAATACTTCATGACCTTCTCCTTGAAAGCAGTACCAGATTACGGTGATATTTATAGCCATGTCCAGCATTTTCGAGGCGTAAAACAAGGAAGGCGTCTGCCAGAACTCCTCCGCTACCAGACGGTCAAAGAGTGCATAGTGCGTCATCTTGACGGCAATCTGGGCCAGCAGCAGCCATGAGACAACAGGCATCAACTCCCACGCGATCCTAGTCAGCCATAGCGACAGGCCGATGTTGATGATGTCGGCCCAGAACCAGAAGGTGTCTGCGGCAGGTTGATGTAGGAAGGCATGAATGGGCCACTCAATTAGGGTCGCCGTTTGGATGATGGCAAACAAGGTAAGGCGGCCTCTTTTGTACCAGAGAGCCGTAAGCATGGCGAGATAACACACAGCCTCAAGAGCGACCATCTTAGATGCAAATAAATCTATACGATACTGCCTCTTTCCGCTATGATTCTCTCATTGTGAGCCGCCCAAATCAGTGCGTTACGGCCATCCTAGGCATCTTATTCCTAGCGACCTTGGCTGCGGATGCCTACATCGTCATTAGGAACAACCATGCTTCAGCGGAGCAGAGAATCCAGAAATGAGTCCAGTGACGCATGATTCCGAGGACTGGAAGAGTCTTGTCGCTAAGGTCAACAATCTTCAGAACAGGATGGGTTCAGTGGAAACTACCCTAAATGGGATACCAGGGGACGAGAAAAACGTCGGATTGGTAAGGAAAGTAGACCGAGTGGACTCAAAAGCAGACACGCTTATCAACTATGGCAGGTTCACTATGGCCCTGCTAACTGTCATCGGAATTGTGTTCGGGATCATTCAGGCAAGCAGGCATTGAAATGCACCAACTCCTCATCATCGCGTTGTTTATTCCGGTTGCGATTTGGAGAGCACGGAGAGCGGCATGACCGACGCCATCTCTAACCAACGCCTCGCCCTCGTCCATCCCTTCCTAGCCCAAAAGGTCAACACCGCTGCCAACCTGCTAGCGATGGAAGGACTCTACTTCCGCGTGGCGCAAGGACTGCGCACCTACACCGACCAAGACGCTCTCTACGCCCAAGGCCGGACAGCTGAAGGCAAGATCGTCACCAACGCACGCGGCGGGTACTCTAATCACAACTTCGGCATGGCGGTTGACTGCTACCCGTTTATGAACGGCAGTAGCGGCGAGTTGAATTGGGACGCCGAATCGGTACAGTTTCAGCGCATGGTGGGTGCGCTCAAGGCCCAAGGTCTGGTCTGGGGCGGCGACTGGAAGACGCTCAAAGACCCTCCCCACTTCCAGCTTGCCGGGGTTCCTGTAAACCCAACGGACGCAGATCGGGCCGCCCTTGCTGCTGGCGGCCTCGATGCGGTTTGGAAGCAATACGACCTAAGCTGATTGTCAACATTGCGTTCGGTAATTGGAAACATCCATCCCGCGATTGTAAACTTCAAGCAATAGAAACAGCCTCCCCGAAGGAAGGCTGAATCTAAAACAGTCGGTTAGCTACAGCTTCATCGAACTCAGTTTCTTCTACAGGAGATGCGGTCGTACTGATAGAAAACGCATCCTCCACCCTCTCTGCGTGGTAGTGTCCATCTGGATACCCCACGCAGTTTTCTTTTGGCTGCGCCGCGCATTTCCTACAGGCGATGTCTATAGGCGCATAGAGCATTAGGGGGTAGGCTGCGTCATGGCGTTGATGAACGCAATCACGGCATTGTTTGCAGCCGTAATTTGATCAGCCGTGCGAGGCGACAGTCCCTCTTGTACTGCGTAGGTGAGAATGTCTGGCAGGATGGCCTCATTGACCGCCACGGCCTTATCTGGGCCACTTCCCTGCGCCTTGCCTGCCGCCACAGCGAGAGCTTCTACGTTGTAGGCCTTAGCAGCCCATGAATTGAACAAATCGACAATCGGAGCACTCGCTGGCATGATGTCCTCCAGTACGGCCTCGCCGGTAGCGATCACAGTCTTGCCCTTGGGACTGCCGAACCATGCAAAAGCCTTTACGATGTCCTTGCCAAATACTTTCAAACCGCTGAGAAAGCTCATTACGTCTCCTATTTGGGGGCTTTTTCTAAAGTTGCGGAACTTCCAGTAATCGTTCCGTCCGGTGAAACGCTGGGGTCTTGGAGTGTTGCTTTGTCTCCCGGCCCCATAACAAGCGGCGGAAGGGGAGATTTTGCAAGGTAGGCTGCGGCGTTAACAATCCCGGCGACAAGAGCCACGAGGCACACATGACCAAATCCCGAAAGGCTGGTCAGATTGAATCGGTCGGGGGCAACCATAATAGTTGCGATGGAAGAGGCTGAGGAACCAATAGCGGCGGCTCCAAGTCCATGAAGCCAAATGCGCGTGTTGTTCGTCATGCCGCCTCTCTTGTGTGCATCTCGCAGATACCCTGCATAAACTTCTCAACCACAAACCAAGCCATATCTTCTAGGGTCTTGCGCATTCTCGTGCCCTTTCGGGAGAAGTATACGCTTTGCCACAAAAAAGGCAACAAGATTATCCGCGTAGATTTATGTTTACAAAAGTAGACTGACGTGCAATAGTATCGACATGGCCAAAAAGACACCGCCCGCAAAGAAGAATGGAGAAGTGGTGAGAATCCGTCTTACGGATGAGAAGTACACCACGCTCTGCGAAATGGCGAAAGCCGAGAAGCGCAAGATCAACAATCTCGCTCAGGTCATGATCGAGGAGGGAATGGAAAAGCGTGCCGGAAAAGCCTAAATCGCGCCCACGCTCCACTCGCCCCGGACGGCTAACCGGCAACGCATTAGAGAAGCTACGCCGTGCCTGTTTCGAGCGGGATGGGTACATGTGCCAGCATGGATTGGATACTTTTTGGCAGGATGGAAAGCGCGTAGTGCGTAAATGTCTTCGCCCTGTTGCGTGGGATTCAGGCTTTCCTGAAAGCGGCCATATGGCGCATATACGGGCACGATCTATTGGCGGCAAAGATGAGTTGTCCAACGTGGTGACGAAGTGTGCGGATTGTCACCTAAGACGCGAACACACGATGGGAGAAAAATAATGAGCCTAAGCAATCCACACGAAAACGGCCAGCCTAACCCTTCTACGCGATGGTTTGAGTGGAACGGGGAGAGTGGCGCAATTAGCTATTACGATAAAGAGGCCAAGGAAAACATATACATTCCTCAGCCCTTCACGTTCATCCTGCTAGACGAGCTTGGAAGTGTACGCTGTTGGCATGACGCAAGTTCTTCGGGCATCTATTCCAACGAGGTCAAGGATACCCGGCAGGACACGCTGGTAGTCAAGGCGTTCAAGGGTGGAACGCTGGCCGAAGGTATATACAAAGACATTCGAGATAGCGTGATAGCCCAAGGCGGTTCCTTCCATGCTAACTGCTATATCGCCTTCAAGGATGGCGGCGAAATCAAGATTGGAGTCTTGCGTTTCCGGGGAGCTTCTTTGGGAGCGTGGATGGAGTTCCGCAAGGAAAACCGCAAGGACTTCTATACGAAATCGGTCAAGATCGACGGCTTCACTGAGGGGAAAAAGGGACGTATCACCTTCCGTATGCCGAAGTTTTCGATGGTCGAAATTTCCCCCGCGACGATGGCGGCGGCGGTTGAACTGGACAAGCAGCTTCAGGAGTTCCTTGCTGGATACCTGTCGCGGAATAAGAAGGATCAGGTAGAAGCCGCTCCAACGGCACGGCCTGATGCGCCTGAGCCGGGAGACGATGGGCCACCTATCGAGGCTTATTCCAACTACAGCAACCCTGAGATAACCGACGATGACATCCCCTTCTAGCTTCGGGGATTACCTAGATTCAATAGACTGGAGAGACGACCATGACGCAGGCATTTGTACCCTTGAAGGAACGCGGCCAGGACGTGAAGGTGAAACCATCCCTGTTGGACATTGGCGAGACGGCGATAAAGATTCAGGATGCACTTTTCGAGTCGATGGGCGAACTGACGCCTGAACTCGAAGCTGCTTTGGACAACCTGCTTTCCAGCGGAGCAGAAGCATTGGACGCGGCGGCGTGGGTTGTTCGCAAGCTGACCGGAGAAGCTGAGACATGCAAGGCTGAGGCGAAGCGGTATATGGATCGTGCTGCGTCATTTGAGAAGCAGGCTGAAAGCCTCAAGGCTCGGATGCTATTCGCTGTTGATGCCGCCTTCTCTGGGAAACTCAAGACGACACACAACACCATCTGGGGCCAGAACTCACCGGATACTGTTGGCTTTGAGGTTGCGCCCGACGCGGACTTGGCGAGGATCGCAGAGACGGATTCTGAGTTTGTGCGGCGGAAGTATGAACTGGACAAGATCGCGCTCAAAAACCGTTTTGAGGCGGGGGATAAATTGCCAGACGGAATCCAAGTTGTCACTAATCCCGGCAAGCGTTATCTGAGGATTCGCTAATGAAAGTCGATACCTACAAGTGCGACCAGTGCGGACAGATGAAGGGCGAACTTAACCACTGGTTCCTCTTCGGATCGCATGACACTCAATGTCGAGTTGTGCGATGGGGATTTGCGGACAGAGAAGACGAGCTACATCTATGCTCTGATGCTTGTGTAATTAAACAAGTGCAGGGATGGCTTAGTAAGCAGCAAGTGGCAGCAGGAAAGGCGGCGGAATGACCACTCACGAGGCAATTCTCAAGGCACTCAACACGCGATGGATGCAAGGCTATCAGGCGCAGGCCTACATCCTTAGGTACAAAATCCACATCAGCGAATCATCTACGACGCGCCGCATTCGTGAACTGAGACAGAAAGGCCACCCGATCACGAAGCGGTATTCAAAGGATCGTAATGGACGCGCAGTTTATGAATACGCGATTTGCGAATAGAGAGGCGGCACGATGAAGTTTGTAAACAAGTTCACCGTTCGCCGGAGCATAGCTGGCCCTGTACTGCTTCAATTCGGCGACATCCTCAACGGTTTTCAGGTGGCTATGACTGATTCGGAGGCGATGGGCCTGTGCGATGCCCTGCGGAGAATAATCGAATCGCCTACTCAAGCCGCCCCTTCTGGGGAAAACGTAGTTGTAATGCAACTCTCAGACAGCTAAAGCCCCGCCACTAGGACGGGGCCAGCTAGTTGTCCAGATTCCCTATCCCTTTCGGGCACGCGCACCATACGGTGACAGTTCGGTTGTCTGGCTCTTCCAAAAGGGTGCGGGGTCGCCGGGTTGGTTCGACTTGGAAGGTTGCTTAGGCATTCGCGGTCTAGCAACACCCGCACTTTGATGTTGACAGATGCGGCGGGACGTGTCAAGGTTGTTTTGCTTAGGTATTGCGGACGAAATGGTTTGGTTCCAGAGACACCTTTCCTCCTCAAAACAACGGCTCTGTTCGCAGTAAAGTCTACTGGAAATAGGCACCAGATGAAGCAGTGACGCGCCAAATCCGGGCAACGGGCAGGTAATCGATCCTGCAATCCCCTACGTCCCGGTCAACGGCACCCGCAAGGGAAATAACGCGCCTCTCCTGTTTCAAGAGACTAGCCGCAGTACCGAGTAATACTCCCCAAAGGCTAAATGCCTAGGGAAGGGGTTTGTCTGAAAGGATTTATAGGCGGATTGGCGCAACGGATAGCGTGCGGATTTCCTAAATCTGAGATGGTGGTTCGACTCCACCATCCGCCTCCAAAATTAGCGGGTATGCTCCAACTGGAAGAGCGAGATGACTTAAAATCATCTGGTTGGTGGTTCAAATCCACCTGTCCGCACCAGAGAAAGTATATGGAACGGTATCGGAATGATATTTCGTGCAAGCGGAAGTGGAAGCATACGATGGAGACTGCGGCAGAGCGATGGGGTACTCACCCCGGAACCGAGCTTTATGTCTGCAATCACTGCGGCTATATCCACTTCGCTAGCGATGGATTCTCGCGTATCGAGCGAGCGCATCAAAGCGCCTTGGAGCTGCATGAACGGCGGCTCGCCTTCGCGCTCCATCCCAAAAGCGTTCCTCCCATTCGAGTCGAGAGCAAGCGTAAACGAGATTTTCTATATCGGAGTCCGCCTCGATTCAGTGCGGCTACCACTTGCAAGGTTACCGTATGGAAGGCTGAAGGGGCTTCGATTGGAACACTGCTGCGCTTGAAAGGTATTGAGCCTCCGGGCGTAATCTGCGATTAGGAGAGAACGTGAACGACGAGCAAGTGTACGCAGCCTACCCCCGCCACGTTGGGAAAATCGCCGCACTCAAAGCCATTGCCAAGGCGGTCAGAGCTTACTCGCTAGAGATGAGCGTGGATATGGATACGGCCCGCAAGAGAATATACGATCAGGTCGTTAAATACGCCGCCTCGCCTGCTGGCAATAAGGGCATGTTCACCCCACATCCGGCGACATTTTTCAATCAAGGCCGCTATATGGACGACCCCGCAGAATGGTGGGCTGGCGAGGCCTCAGCACCTGTTTACAGGGAGCCTGGTATTTATCGCGGCCCTCCCCTGATTTCAGATGAAGAAGCTGAAACTGTACGACGGAGGATTATGTGACATGCAAATGCACCCAGAATCGAATATGCGCTCAATGCCGGGAGAGGATTACCCGAGAGAACTATATGCTCAAGCAGCTCCTAGCGGAACAAGCGTCGGGTTGCCCGCAGAGCTTCAGCATCGGACTGGAGAAACGGCGAATCTACCCGGATTACAAGATGGTCATGGCCTCTATCGGGAAGCCTTCGAGCGATTCCACAGAAAGTTCGTCCTAGACGCCCTAAAAGCTAATGACTGCAATCAGGTGAAAACAGCCGCAGCTATTGGTATCCATCGTAACACATTGAATAGATGGATTTTAGACCTTGATATATGGCCTCAACAGATGCGTAAGATGAGGGGTAATCGTCATGCGTAGGTTATTCAATCAAGTCATACGAATCTGCCCAGACTGTCATAGCAGGATGCGTCAGGTGATGCAGGGAAAGCGTCCCGCCCATCCCATACGCTACGTCTGCCATTGCGGTGAAATGGTGATTGCCGAGCCTAGCAAGCCCTACACGCCTTCGATGGCATCAAAGCCGTCTCACAGGCCATCCGCCGTTTCTGGGGCCGCTCATGGCTGATTTACCGAAGAAGCTCAGTCCCGGCGAAGAAGAGTTCGCGCTGCACTGCCAGTTGAACGGCCTTACCCCTGAACGCGAATACAAATTCGCTGAGGGCAGGAAGTACCGCTTTGACTTTGCTTGGCCTCGCCACAAGATCGCCGTAGAGATTGAAGGCGGAACTTGGGTGCAGGGCCGTCACAACCGTGGATCGTCGATCGAGTCCGACATGCGCAAATACAATCTGGCCGCATCGCTTGAATGGCTGGTATTCAAGTTCACTACAGACATGGTGAAATCTGGCGAGGCCATCAACGTAATTAGGCCGCAACTGTTGAATCCATGACTACTTAGCACGGCAGGCCGCGAGTTCGGCGCATACGGCGTCGTAGTCGGAGGCACGGACAACCCAAGTAGCTTCTCCATCGCTAGGCCCATCAAATCCTTCCGAGCGGCGTACTAAAGTTCTCTCGGCTCCTCCAGCAAGAGCGGGGCGTGTGTTCCATGCGGCGATGGCGGCTTCTTCAGTAGCGCACTCTGGGCCTTCCCAGCCACAGTCATAGCAGACCACGCGATACTTCTGGCCATCTCCTTCGCGCGATCCATTCCACCACGGCTCAATGCGTTTGCAGCCCACACCGCTAGGGCACGGATTCAGTTCACTTTCCATTTGCATCACCATTCGCAATCTGCAATCTGCGGAGAATAATCTTGTCATCCAGTGTTAGGTGAATGTCGAACAAATCCAGCAATGGAACTGACTCGGGGCCGTGGTAGTCGATAGTCAATGGCTGCGGTGGACATTCGCCCTCCCGCACTGGCCTGTTGTCATGCTTTGGAACCGCTAGGCGCATTTGCATCTCCTTTCCCGGCTGCGAGAGCCGCGCGTAGTTTAACTAGTGCGACTTTACGGTAGTGGTTTGGACTCGCGCCCATGATCGGGCCTTCGAGAATGCCTGCAATCTCTTTCATCGCGGCAGTAAGAGCGGCTATTTGGGATGATAGTTCAGCGACTATGGGCGGCGCATCGGCTAGTGTGCAATCCACGCCTACTCGCTTCCACCATGTCCGGTCTGAGGCATGGTACAGGCGATCCTCGGGCTGGTCGCACCACACGCTGCGTTCGCGTTTTAGTTTGGCCTCGGCCGATTTAGTCGCCTCTTGCTGAATCGCCAACGTCTTATCACTGTCGGCCAGTCTTTGCTCCAGCGCACGAATCGAGTTCTCGGCAGCGAGTCTTAGCAGTGTGTAATCGGCCTCCCACACAACGCGGCCAGCTCTAGGCTCGGATTCAATGCGAAACGGCTGGGCAATCGGCGGCAAAGGCTCTCCAGCATCCACAGCGGGGGAGGGATTCGCCTTCGTACCTCCGCAGTTGATGTAGCACTCATGAGCTGGGGCCATTCCACGGCAACAATCTATCGGGCTTCCTTCTCGGTGCCGTGCAAGCTCGTACATCAGCGCGATAAGCACATCCGAGCGGCATTCAATGTATCGCTGCGACCGATCTACCACTTTCATCGACTCCAGCAGGTCGCTAACTGGCTTAGTCTCGTTGCCCTCGGCCACTTTGGTTGCAGCTTCAAGGCACTCACAGCGCAGCTGTCCGTACTCTTCCCTACTGTCGCTGATAAGAAAGCCGCATCGCAGTGGAAAATGGCTGGGATGCCCACATGAAGGGCAGGCCACTTTGGTTGCAGGGAGGGAGGCGGGGAATTGCTTTGCGTAGTCAGCGTCCGGCATTCCCAGCGTGTAGGTAGTATTCCGCGTAACGGCCACTCTTGTTTTCAGGTCAAGCGTTTGGAGCCTCGACGTGCGAATCTGCTTGCCATCATCGTGCTTAGGATGGCCGTAGACGATGCCAACCAATACACGGCCTTGAGCTTCGGGAGCGGTGTAGGCATCTCCAGTTCCAATTACAAACCAGTTCTCAAGCCTCGGCATACCGCCCTTCTTGTCGCCAACCTCTATCGCACCTTCTCCTGAGGTTGCACGGATGGGACGTTCCTGAAATCCCCCCTCGTCGCTTGCTCTCGTCGTGGCCTGCGCGGGAATTGCGGGCTTCTGTGCGGCCTCAATTCGTGCGTTGTGAAACTTGGACTCGAAAAAACCAAACTGCTTCTCAAAGCACTTCATACCCGGCTTGGCATCGCATCGCGGGCAAGCTACATCTAATGCAGTCATCAGTTGCGTCCTTTCTCTTGCGCCCTCAGTCCCCACCCGCATGGCGCAAAGTGGCAGGTAAACATGATGTGGGAATTCATTGACTCAAGGCTTGCGGTTGTGTGCCGGCAATAAGGGCATTCGTGTTCACGGAGTCTCATCTCGCCCCTTTCTCTCTGTTGGCCAGCTTCGGTGGAACTGAATTGTTACTCGTATAGCTTGGCACCAGCAGTCTTGAGCAAATATCGGCGTCGTGATTGCCAGCAACAAAACCCCAATAGCGATTGCTTTAGTCATGATGGCTCCGTTGGAGAGGGTTTATCGTCAACAGTTGCACGGTTGGGATATTCGCCGCATAGTCAAAATCAAGTTGCCATATGTCCCCGTTTCCATCCACGCCCAATATATGATCGTGCCAGTACACCAGAGAAACGAACCTGTGAGGGTAGCCCGAATATTCGGTTATGCCCAGCCATTTCCTGATCCATCGCTTCATCTCATCTTCTCCTCTTCCACAGGTGGGGCGGCTCCAAGCCGCGTAAAGCTAACCGTGCCGCTACCTCCACAGTTCGGGCATTGATCCGGCTCTCCATCTGAAAGCCACTGATAACTGCAATCCGCGCAGTAGCAACGATAGTCATAAATCGGTTCGGCCATCCCCTACCCCTCCTTCTCGGCGAGAAGGGCCACGATGGATTCATTCAGTGCGTCGGAATGAGCCGTAAACCCGTCTAGCCTCATCCTCAGTAAGTCCTTGGCCCTCCGCAGCCTCTCCTCGGCGTTGGCGGCGCGTGTTTGCCATTCAAGTGCTGCGGCTGATTCAATCCGCAACATGGCTTGAGTCTCAGCCCGCTCCTCCTCGGCGGCGGAGAGGGCCAATTCTACCGTGAAGGCAAATTTCTTCCAATGAGCCGCCCTGCGCTCCGCTTCAGTTGGCATCACTCACCTCGTACAAATGCTCATCCATCTCTTCACCGCACACGCTGAGGGCAATGTCGGCGGTGGTCTGGAATCCGCAAAGGCATTGCATCCTCCAGCCTTCGCCTAAGTTGTCGTAGAACCAGCCGTCACCGCCGTGCTCTACCTTCGTGGTCGCTTCAGTTGGCATCGATGGACTCCTTTGGTTCAGCGTATGTGCTGGAGTGACAGTTGGCTCCTGCGCAGTTGTAATAGCCGCTAGCGTGCTTCCAGCGCAGCTCCGGCGTAGGTATGTTCGGGAACTCGTCGATAGGATCGCCGCAATTCTTGCAACTCATCGGCTTACTCCCCATCGCGCACCTCTTGGTCGGCGGTAACAGGAGATGCTGCCTTACGGGTTATCTCCTCAGCCAGCTTCATTAGCTTGCGAAAGTCGTAGAGAGCTGTCCACGAATCAGACTCGACAGATTTGGCATCCCATTTAGTGCGCGTCTCATTGACGGTCGCATAGCTTTCGCTATGCGTGTCTGATATCATGTAGTCGTCGCAGTGTCCATAATCCCAGCCGTACCAGTAGAAGCCAGTGGGAAGGTAGGTGCCTGTTCCCTTTGCGGCGTAGGTTAGACCGCCATGCGCATTTATTGGCAGAGCCTCATAGTCGTATCCGGCCAGCGGATGATCCTCCGGTATGCCGACGTAGGCGCACGGGTGGAAAGGCCCGCGCAGAACAATAAAGCGCAGCCCCTCATCGAACTTATCCACGAACTTGTGGCCTACCTTAGCCGCCTTCATTGCCTCGAAATCGCTCATCCTCTCCCTCTCACTCGCCATCCTGGGCCTCCGCTGCTACTTCATGCGCTTGATACTTCCGCTCTCCGCACTGTGGGCAATCCATCACCTCGCGGGCTGGTATCGGGCCAGCCTTTTTCAGATACGCGATGCCAACCTTGCCGCAGTTGGTGCATCGCATGTCCAAGGTCATCGCTTCACTCGTCAAAGGCATCTTCCTAGCCCTCCTTCGTATCAGGGGATGCGGCCCTACCAGTTAGCAGGATCGAGACAATCAGCCTCGCCCCAAGTACATGCCCCACACATTGATCCGTCATAAAATATCGAATCGTCTGCGGCCTTCCTGATTCGCACAACTGGCTTCTGTCCGCAGACTTCACACTTGTCCTTGTAGTTCGGATCGTAGTAAGCCTCTACATCTGGGCCACCATTTTGCGTGATCGTCAAAATTTCTCGCGTCATCCCCGCCACTCCTCCAACTCCTGCTACCAAAACTTCTTTATGAAATGAATCGCGGCCCAGATCAATAATCCAGTTCCACCCAGAGACGCCAATACACACAACGCCCAGAATGCCATCACAACTCCCGCCAACTTTCCTTCTACATCTCGCATCGCTTCCTCCATTCATTCAGTTCATCAACAAGGGCCGCAAGTTTAGCTGGCTCACTCAACGGCGTATCCTGAATCTCATCCGCGATAATCTCTATCGTGTGCCTCACGCAGTAATCGCTAGGACTGCCCTCTGCCCTTGGCTCACCGCATCCAAGCATGTCGCACTCGGCTACCGACTCGACATAAGGCTTCTCTGAGTGGAAGCCGTAGAAGGGATCGTAGTCATTGACATGCGTTCCCGGCGGTAGATTGGTGTCGGCGTAGTTCATGGCTTGTCTCCAGATGAGGCGGCTGGTTGATCGGCATATTCCGTGGGAGATTTCAGGGAGGTATCCATGTCTGAGCGAACGTGTCTAAACCTGACCGCTCCACACTTCAAGCAAATACCTATTTGATAAACAGCCTTCCACATCGCGGGTTCTGTGGTTGCTGAATATGCCGCCCTACTCCAAGATGTCCAATCGTGAATATGCCAAAATCGCTTCATCCCTCATCTCCTGTATCCGCTTCAACCGCCGTTATTGTTGCGCCCTCTGGGATGTTGAAGCCCATACCATTCAACTCATCGCGCGTTGGAACAGGCGCGGCGGCTGAATTTATTACCTCAAATGCGCTGAATGACTCCCCAGCCACATACTCAATCATGCCTTTGGACATCTTGCTCAACAGAATGCGATCCAACACTGTAATTGGCTCTTGCTTCAACTGCTGCACAATGCCCACAAGAACTGCCGCCTCACCGGGGTACAGCGTTGCCGGATCGCTGTCGCCGAGCGCATACAGCACCTGATACGCGCGGTTCCGCAGGCAAAGATCGTCAATCACATCTACTGTCGTCATGCCGCCTCCTTGGGAAACCGCTTGATATATTCCCGAATCTCCGCATCAACTTCCGCAGGCATCTCGCACAGATACGGCTCGGTCAGACGCAGGAGCCGCCGCAGTTCCTGAATCTCCGCACGAGACTGAACTAATCGCGTGTTGGCTTCAATCAATAACAAGTCGCTCATCTCTTCCTCCAATACGGTGCTGCCCAATAAACAAACATCAGGAACAGTGCAAGCAGCGGAACCTCAACAATCCACTTCAATGCGCCAAAAACGGCGGCGAGGTCTGAGGGGGTCATTCGCCGTTCACCTTGCCCCAAATCAACGGAAGCACTCGCGCATCCAACCAATCGCCATACGGGTTTCTTACCCATACGCGAGGGCCGAACTTCTCATTGGCCCATAGCTTGGCCTCTTCGATAGTCTCCTCTTTAGTGTCGCGGCCCCATACGATGAAGGTCTTGCTGCCATAGTCGGCCCAATGCGCCTTCGAGTCCGTATCGAAACCTATGCCATGAACTTTTACTCTGGCAGAATGTCCACCGCGCCCAGTATCAGCCGCTACGACACTGATCCAGACCTTCGCCTCCGGGAACATGGCAGCCATATCGTAGGAATTGAAAATCTTAGCCGCTCGCATTTGATTCTTGGTCGGGAACTTATTTGTCATTCTGATCCCCTCCTGTATCGGCCAGAGCTTCGCGGGCCGCATTGAACATTTCGCCAGTGAGAACCCCCTCGCCTTTCACATGCGAATGGCACGAGTAGATGTCATCCTGGCCCAATCCGCGCATAGTGCGGTAGACATCGTGGAAACTTACGAATGGCTCCAACGCCTTCCTCAACCGCCTGTTCTGCATACAAAGGGTGAGGGCGACTTCGCGTTGCGATCCGCGATCTCCTGAATCATGGCCTCGGTGCCACGGCCCGCCGCAACTGCTGCTTCCAACTGAGCCGTGGTATAAGCAGGAAACTTGCGAGTGCTGATTGCTCCGTCCATATCGCCTCCGTGGTGAATCCTTCCAACAAGAATGACTATAAGGCAATTGAGTTGACGTGTCAATAGGCTTGACAAATATATTTTCAGTGTTTATTCTTCAACAATGACGGCGGCTGAATTTCGCGTTTACATACAACGGCGCTTAGAGGCTGGCGAGTCCTACAAGGCTATTGGGGACGCATTTGGTGTAAGCAAACAGGCGGTACAGCAGTGGATGAGCGGCAAAAACGAACCGAGCAATATGGCTCTGAAAATGGCCGAGACGATCCGCGCCGCGTAAGGCCGCATCTGTTGATTCAAATAGGGTTCCGTCCTCATCCTGTCATCAAAGGGGCATTAACTGACGGAATACAAACCATTTACCCAAAGAAGGCGGCATGATTAGCTGGCAACAATGTGCGATTGTGGAACGACTCAGGGATGAATTTCCGATTGCGGAGGATCAAGCCCAACTCATCTTCCCTCAGCCCGACGGGCCTCCCTTCGTGTTTTTGCGCGAAGGCAACGGAATGTACGGCATTGAACTTGCACATGACGACACCCTTGAGTCGTTGCGCGAAAAGATGCAGGCTGGATTAGAAGAATTGCGCCACAAACTCACTGAAAAGAAAGGATAATATGGCCGCAGTATTTGATCCAGAAACCGTAGAGTGTGAGGCTAGATTCAATGGCCCATTTAGCACCGCAGATTATGCAGTCTTTGTTGTGCGCAAAACTGATTACGACCAGCTCCTAGCTCTGTATTGGGAAGACGAGATCAAGCTCGCTTGTATATTTGGAGAATCCATACCTAAAACATCCGCACCTACTGAAAACAAGGCATGATAAACTTTCTTCGTTATGGGCAGACCTCGACTGATCGCCTCTCCTGATGAAATGCTAGAACGCGGCTACGCTTATTTCGATCAGTGTAAAGCTAACGAATCCCCTATCTTGATAACAGCATTAGCTTTAGCTCTTGGACTCTCAGGCAGAGAAGCTTTCGCAGAATACGGTCGTCGTCCTGAGTTTTCTGACGCCGTAAAAGAGCTGAAATCCGTTTGCGAAAGTTACGCAGAATCACGTATTTACAGCAACAACGCTGCTGGCGCGATCTTTGCGCTCAAGAATTACGGCTGGACAGATCAACTCAATTTGCACCACGGCGGCGAAGTAGCGATCAAGCGCGTGGTGGCCGATCTGTAGTACAATGTATCCATGTTGATATCGCTTCGGATACCTGATGAGTTGCTGGCGAAGATTGATGCTGATGCCAAGGTTCAGCGACGCAGTAGAAACCAGACCATAATTCTGAAGCTGGAGGGTTCAAATGGACACAGCGGAGTTGATGCAAACAAGCAGGGCGGAACGTCTAGCGGAAGCGGGAACGGAGCCGGATTGCCCCTTTTGCCAGAGGCCAAGGGTACTAAGAAGCGACTACATCCGGTGCAATCGGTGCGGGATAAACTGGCTGGCGGAAGAGATGCACCTGCCGGACTACTTGAACCGCGATCCACGGATTGCCCGCACGGAAAGCTCAACGTCGCGTATTGTCGAGCAACCGGAGGAGGTTGCTGATACACTCTCTCAGAGGTGATAGATGCCACTCTTCGGCGCAGCCAATACTCCTTCCGCTCTATCCAGTGGCGATAAGATCGCCGTGCTGAACAATGAGAACCTAGGCAGCGGTGCGCTGACGATGGCTGTCAACCTTCTGGCCCAGCCTTCCCCAGTAGTCCTAGCGATTGTCAACGGATCATCGCAGACTGTTTCTCTGGTCGCCTCTGCTGATAACAAGGCAGACGGATCGACCTACTACCCGGTCACGGACGCTGAGGGAGCCTCCGTCACTGCTGCGACGGATACGGTCATGACGGCTACAGTCTCACCGAGTCTGTTCTATGCAGTCAAAGCAGGCGGTGCGATTACGGCAGGTACGATTTGGCTGGCACGATAGAGAACGTCCGAATCTCTGAGCTAGTCAACCCTACGCCGAAGCAGCGCGAGTGCATTGAGGCAACAGACAAGTTCAGGTTCGTCCTCTATGGCGGGGCTGCTGGTGGTGGAAAGTCTTATCTGCTGCGCTGGTGGTGCCTTAGGCAGTTACTCAAAAGGTTTGCTGAGACTGGCATCAAAGGCCTCACTGTTGGCCTGTTTTCTCTAGATTACCCAACCCTCCAAGATCGGCAGATAAGCAAGATAGAGCGCGAGTTCCCCGATTGGCTAGGGATGACAAAACGCACCGAGAAAGAGGGCCTGTGCTTCTTTGTCAAGGAAGAGTTTGGCGGCGGGAGAATAGCTCTCAGAAACCTACAAGATGCGAATTCATATAAATCGGCTGAATTCTGCGACATTGCAGTAGAAGAGCTGACTGAAAACCTGAGAAACGTCTTTGAGGACTTGGTTCTCTTTAGACTTAGAACGCCTGGTATCGACAGGCCGTGCTTTCTAGGTGCGACGAACCCAACTGGAATAGGTTTGCAGTGGGTCAAGGCAATGTGGATCGACCGCAAGTTTCCTGTTGAACTTCAGCACCTCAAGCACGAGTTCGGATATGTTCCAGCTCTGCTAGGCGACAATCCGTATCTGGGTGAGCAATACAGAGAGTCACTAAAAGGTCTGCCGGAGAAGAAACGCAAGGCTCTATTAGACGGCGATTGGACGATTCCCGAAGGGCAGTATTTCATCAACTTTGAGGAGTCTGAGCGCAAGGTCAAACATGCGGTGATGATGCAGATTATCCAGCCGTGGTGGAGTCACTGGATCGGGCAGGATTGGGGTTATAAGCACGCCTCCCCTGTTTACTGGCACGCTGTAGGGAATGTCTCACCGGAACAGGCTAGGCTTTTAGGCCGTGAATGGACTGAGCCTAGAAAGTGCGTGTTTACTTATAGGGAACATATTGCGACTTTGGCGGATACAGATACGTCAGAGATTGAACTTGGCCAGATTCTTCAGCAAAAAAGCGGGAAAGAGAAGATTGGGACATGGATTCTTTCAAGTGATGCGTTCGGGAAGAAGACCAGCCAGAACACCGCCGCCGAGCTTCTAAGATCAGGCGCACCGAGTTTTCCAGACCCACAACCTGCCAACATGGAACCCGGCTCAAGGGTCGTCGGGTGGCGGTTCGTGTCGAACCTGATTAGCTCAGACACTTGGTTTATCTCGGATATGTGCCCTGAGGCTTTGGCTGCGATTCCTTCACTGGAATACGACTCAGACGAAGGCGGAGAAGACATCCTCAAAACCGATCATCTGTATGATGATTGCGGCGACTGCCTGAGATATGGACTTGTGGACATGCTTGGAATCAAGGGCAAGCCGCTCCCCGTGATGAGAGCGGAAGTAGCTTCGCAGTTCGTGGAAGACGGTGTTATTGTTGACCACACAGAACTTGCAATGGCAATGGCTAAGTTCAATTCCGAGCATAGAAACAGGGGCAGACGGAGGGCGAAATGGTCGGCGCGATAAAGCGATGGATCAAAGATTGGCTGGGAATTGATGAACTACGCGATAGGATCGCCGCTCTTGAATCGGAAAATCTCACCTTGGCCAAGGCGTTACTCACAGACAGGCAAAAGGCAGAGGATCAAGAGGCCCGTATCGCTTTCTGCGAAAATAGTTTGACAGCCAAGGCAACTACGGCGAAGATTGTACCGAAGCCTGCCAATTGGAAGCAGTTCCGTTCTGCGGCAGAGAAAGCGTCCGAACAGGAAAAGGAACCCGCCAATGGATAACATGCCGTCAATGAGCCGTTTGCCCCGCGAACCCAAGTCCATGTCCGGCGACGGCAAAGAGGGTATGAAGACCGAGGAAAAGGTTGGCGACCACATGCACCAAGCGGCAGAGTCGATGCACAAGGCCGAACCGCATAAGAAGCACATGATAGTCTCCCATGACGGGTTTGAGGCTAAGTCTCATTCGGTCGATGAGCAGGGCCAGCACGAAGAGCATGATGGAGAAGACTCTGCGGAGCATGTGAAAAGGTTTATGGGTTCAGATGAGGGCACGGAAGAGCGCGGCGAAGAGCCGGAAGAGAATGATGGAAATCTGTACTAGGAGATCATAATGCCTCGCAATCCGACGTTCTTTGCTGGACAGTATCGCGCCGTTTCCTACGCCTATGGCATCGTGGCCGATGTTCCGGCCCTCGAAGTTGACAACCCATCCGGCTCAACGTCCGGTGGCACTCAGACTTTGACTCTGGCGTTCGGCACTATCACATTGCAGGATGGCACGGTCGTTTCTCCGCTAAACACCAACGCTCCTGTGATCGTGGGGACAGGCTCAAACGCCGATACTGTTACCCCTTCGGCGGTGAGCAACGGCACTCCTCAGGTCTATCAGTCCACCAACTTCACTGCGACAACCTTCTCTCACGCTCACGGTACGGGTGATCGCGTTGCCAGCGGTACTGTAGGGCTTCAGGAAGCACTCAACGCTGCTGCCGCTGCTGGCGGTGGTCTGGTAATCGTAGACGCTGCGTGGTATGCCGCTGGTGGTACTTCCACAATTCTTGCGGCTGCAACCATCCCGGCAAAGGTATCTATCTGGGACAGCAGCACTGGAGCGGGTACGGTTCAGTCTGTAACGGTTCCCCTCACACTGGCGCAGATTCAAAACGCCTTTACCACGGCAGTGCCGATTATCCCCGCTCCGGGTGCTGGCAACCTGATCGACGTGGTAGACGCAACTCTGAACCTGATATTTGGCACCAACGCCTTTACGACCGGCGGTGCGGCGCAGCTCTCCTACGGAACCGGCACTACCTACCCCGCTACGGCTACCATCTCCGCAGCGGTCTACACCGGTCTGGCAGCGAACACGATTGTCAAGGTGGCCGGTGTTGAGGCCGCTTCTACGTCGTCGAACTACCTGAACAAGCCTATCGAGTACACCAATGCGACCGCCGCATTTGCTGCCGGTACGGGATGCTCGGCCAACCTCATCGTCAACTATAAGGTGGTTACTGGCCTGAGCTAATGAAAGTGATCGTCTCGATGAGTATTTCTCGCGTCAATGGAATGCTGACCGAGAACGTCCGCCGCCTTAGCTCGTGTGGGGTCGAAGTCAATCTCGACCCCACTACGGGCCAATCCTTTGGCATCGGAGAAAAACTCAAACACATCCGTCAGTCAGCCGAACGGTTCTCAGAATACGACTGCATCATCCTGAGCGATGGCTGGGACGTGATGTTCTACGGCACCAAGCAGGAACTACTCGACAAGGTTCCTCAAAATAAAGTTCTGTGGGCTGCGGAGAAGAACTGCTGGCCCGACGCCTCTATTGCACACCAAATCCCTTTGCATGGCCCTTGGCGGTTCGTCAATGGCGGACTTCTGGCTGGAACGCCTCAGGCGTTGAGGGAGATGTGCGACCGTATCGAAGCAAACGATTCTTACGGGCCGGATTACGTTGACCAGGGGTTTATGAACTTCCTTCTGGCGACGGGCGAAGAGTTCTTTGAGATCGACTCGGAAACTAACTTGTTTTTCTGTCTGCATCTTGGTTACGATGAACTGCAATTCAAACAAGGTAAACCAGTTAACACACTTTACGGCACTACGCCATTGTTTGTTCATGCCAACGGACATTGGCCTACCGATGAGCTTTTTAGAAAGTACGAGGAGAGTTTAGCGTGAGTAATCCGGGGATTTTGGTAGGAATCGCATCCAGCGGGCGTCCTGTGCATATTGGATGGTCGTTGTCGCTTATCAATCTTGCGTTGAACGCCCCGATGGGATCGTTTGTGACGTGGATCGTCGAGACTGGCCCGGATAGGGCAGGGAATAGGGAAAAGCTGGCTGAGGCCGCGATTCAGGCTGGAGCGAAGTACCTGTTCTACTTGGACGACGACACGATTTGCCCCAACACGACCTTGAAATATCTGGTCTACGAGATCGAGAAAGACCCGGAAATCATGATCTGCGGCGGGATTTACTGCACCAAAGAACTTCCTTCTGTGCCGATTGTCTTCCAAAGATTCGGAGACGGGGCTTTCTGGAACTGGAAGATCGGCGATGTGTTCGACTGCGAAGGTCTCGGGACGGGCTGCATGTTGATTAAGACTGAGGTATTCAAACACCTTAGCAAGCCGTGGTTCTTTGAACCCCACGAGGCTCCGGTTGGGGAATCGACAAAAATTGGTGACAGGGCAGTGCCTATTTTGTTTCGTGGCGGCACGGAGGATTTATACTTCTGCCGTAAAGTCACCGAGGCCGGGTTTAGAATTGTGGCGCACGGAGGAGTAACACCGATTCACGTCGATCAGAATGGAACACCGTTCGGACTGTCACCGGAAAGCTATCCTATGTTGCCAAGAGGCAAATAATGAGCCTAGTAAAGAAGCGATGGATTCAGGGAGCGGTCAAACGCCCCGGCAAGCTCACGGCTGAAGCTAAGGCGTCTGGCCGGTCGAAGCTGCAACAGGCTGAAGTAGATTCTCACTCGTCCGATCCATCGAAACGAGGTCGAGGATTGCTAGGACTAAGATTTATCAAAAAGACCATCTAATGAACGCGGCCGAACTCACTCCCGACGAAAAACTCAAGTTTCTGCATGACCAGATCGTGCAGGTAAAACAAGGGGATTCTTCGTCAATTTTCTGCCCTTACTGCGGGGTGAGAAACCGTCCAAGCGAAGAGTATTTGTGCTGTAAGCTGTTTGCTGAGGCCACAAGTGCTATCTTAGATCGCATGGACAAGACCGATGCGATTGAGTTCATGCAGAAGGCTGCTGACAACGCCACGAGGCGCATCCATTGATAGATGAGAATGATGGCGAACTGGCGGTAGACGAGCATCCTGAAGAACTAGAAGAACAGGACGCGCCACCTACCTATGGGCTAAACAACTGCTATCTGCCTGAGCAGTTGCAAAACGCCCTCCGTATCGCCATTGAAACGCAGGTAGGTGCAAGAGAGCTATACGACCGCCGCCGTCAGGTGATGCGTGTCGCCAGAAACAAGTACTACCGCAGGGGATTTCAGCATATCTACGAGAACCGGCAGACGGGCATGTACGTTGCCGCTGTCGCTGGGGAAGCCGTAGCCGCTGGGAACGGCATGATCGAATGCCCTCAGTATGTGGGCGATTACAACATCGTCCGTCCGACCGAGTTGGTGATTGAGGCGGTTCTTACCCAGAACCCTCCCGGCATTGACTTTCGACCCGACACGCAGTCCACCGAAGACCTTGAGGCCGCGAAGACGGCTGAGGTGTATCGTGAGTTTTTCGACCGCTCGAATGATGTCAAAGGCCTTCAACTCAAGATCGTGCAGCAGTTCTGTGAATCAGGACTGACCATTGTCACCGTTAACACTGAAGCAAATGAGCAGCTTTGGGGTGTAAACGAAGAAGGCCAACCAAAACAAAACGAGACAGCGCGAGTCTGGGGCGCATTAGAGTCGAGAGTCCTTCCTATCACTGCAAACTGTTTGGATGAAGTAGACGCGGTGATTCTCTACGACGACCGCACAGTAAACAGCTTCAAGCAGGAATACCCGCACATCGCCAAGAAAATTAAGCCTATGACTTCAGGGTTGGCGGAAGATGCTTATGCCCGTATTGCACGACTAGGAATTTTGCAGGGAACCCGGCGTTACGCACAGGTTGGTGATGCTTTGACTCACCTTGGAGTCCGGGCGAATGCCTACCTTCGTCCATGCTGTTTTGTGGATGAGAAGTTTGACGACGCCTATCAGCTTCAGGGCAAGACTAATAACTACGATGCTGACAAGCCCGAGGACAACACCAACGAAGACGGCTCTCCGTTCTCGGTAAGAGACAAGCTCAACCAACTTTTCCCGCAAGGCGTCCATGCTGTGTTTATTGGCAAGACCTATGCGGAGGCGTGGGAAGAAAGCGTTGATGACGGAGTTGTAATCGGCTTTCCGTACGAAGGCGATGGCATGGCGCGGGAAGCCATCATGGATGATGCGATTGTCATTCAGGATTTCTTCAACGACATTCTCAATTCGCTTCGTGAGGCACAGGACTACGGCTGGCCTAGAACATTTATCCACGCGGAAGACGCTGAGTTCGATGCGATTCAGGATCAGAAGTCAGAGCCTTATGCGTTTTCGATGAAAAAGGCCCGTAACGGGCAAGCATTGGAAGCGGATTTCTTCCGTGAACCAGACCTGGTACTGCCCGAGTCTTTGTATGAGTTGATGGAGTATCTTGCGGGGCCATTCCTACAGTTTGTTCTCGGCACTCCTCCTGCCTTGTTTGGCGGTCAGATGGCAGACCAAAAGACTGCTTCCGGGTATGCTCAGGCCAAAAATCAAGCAATGGGCGTCAAGGGCATTCCGTGGATGGCCCTGCAAAACGTCATGGCCAGAATGTATCAACTGGCTGCACAGAAGGCGTCCAAGAATCCCGACCACGCAGAGCAGATTCTTGTTCCAGTGAAGGGTCAGACGCAGGTTTTGAAGCTCGAAAGGCTGACCAAAGGAAAGTTTGGGGCGTATCCCGACACCGATTCGAGCTTCCCAGAGACAACTTCTGCCAAGAGGGATTTGCTTCAGGCTCTCATCAACATCGCTACCACCAATCCGACCATCGGGGCGCAGCTTTTGGGTGATACCTACAACTGGGAGATCATCTGCCAGATATTTGGATTCAAGGAACTACAGCTTATGGAGGCTGAGTCTGCAAAGAAGCAGATGCGCGAGATTGAGGAGCTTCTACAAGGCCAACCCTTGCCTCCTACGCCCGATGAAGTAGAGGCGTTTATGCAGCAGCAGGATATGCTATTGCAGCAGCACGCCACGGCTGCGCTTGTAGCCCAGCAGCAGGGCCAACCTGCTCCACCGGCTCCCGAGCCGCTGAAGGTGATCCCCTTTGGCATGAGCGAAGACGGTATGACGCCGATTGAATACCCTGAAGCGTTGCTAAAGCCGTCGATTGATGTAGACGATCTGGACTTCCATCAGTGGGAAGGCCCGGCAGGTCAGGACTGGTTATCAACAGAGGCGGCTTGGCGAGAGATCAATGTCGGACGACCGGGGCCAGACGGTGATCCCGTGCCAAATACTTTGGGAGTTGAGAACGTAAGACTTCATGTAAAACTTCATCTTGAACGCATGGCTGTTATGATGCAGGCACAACAGGCGCAAGCTCCAATGTTGCGTCACGCCCCACCGCCCCAACAGAAGCAACCACCACCGGCCCCAGCAGCGGCACCTACGATGTAAGGAGAAAGTATGGAAGATACGGCAGCAGTTCTCGATGCACCCGAACTGGAAGCGGAAGAGATAGAAAGCGGCGAAGTAGAGTCTCAGGAAACAGGAGATTCGGCTGAGTCACAAACTACCGAACAGCAGACCGAAGAGCAAGACGAGCCTTCCATCATCGAATCGGATGGCAAGCTGAAGCTGTCTGAAAAAGCCCTAGCCACGCTTACGGAACTGAAGGCCAAAGACCCTAAGTTGGCGAAAGAATTTCGCGCGGCCCTTTTTGATTCTGCGTCGTTTCGCAAGCACTTTCCCGAAGGCGCACGGCAGGCCGAACAGCTAACTTCCGAGCTTGAGGAGTACGGCGGGATCGACGGCGTTGGAAGCATGAAGGGCGAGTTGGACGCATGGAAGGGTCTTGACGCTGACTGGACGAACAACAAACCACAGTTCGCAACGGAGATGGCCGAATCCAACCCTTCGGCGTTTGCCTTTCACGCCCCGCATGTCATGGACAAGTTCGCGGAGGTGGCACCGGAGGCGTTTACGCATAAGGTTTCGCAGATATTCGCTGCGGACATGGACGCGAACCGGGTTGAGTTCAACGGCGCGTTGCTGGAAAACCTAATCTTCGACGAATCCGGTAAGGCGCGTCAGGGCATGGAAGCAATCGCTCGGCAATGGAACCCGATTGCTAAATACATCGCCAGAATCGGTCAGTTAGCCAAGACTCCGCCAAAGACCGAGCAGAAAACAGAGACTAAAACTACAAGCGAAGTCGATCAGCGCGAACAGGCTCTAACGGTAAGGGAGTTCAAGACTGAACGTAAATCAGTCAAAAGCGCAATTACCGAGGCTGAGTTCAAGAAAAACGCCGGGACTAGAAAACTTCCCGCAGACAAGGTTTCCACCATTCAGGAGCTTTACGAATCTGCGTTAAATCGCGCAGTTCTAGCTGTTCCGGGGCACAAGGAGAAGGTAGACCGCTATCTGGCGGCGAAAGATCGCACCGGCTATCGGAAGTACATGGACGGCATTATTCGGTCGAAGGCTCCTGCGGCAATGCAGGCGGCTTTCCGCAGGGCTGGAGTAGGTGATAAGCCGGGGCCAAAGAAGGTTGAGACCAGGCCTGTGGCCAAGACTGAAACGACCGCCGTTACTGGTTTCAATCGTGTAGGGACTAATCCCAACTACAACGATGTGGACTGGCAGGCTACGGCACGAATCGCAGGCAAAAAGGGCGGAGATGGTAAGTACATTCTCCGTGACGGATCAAAAGTGTTATTTCAACGGTGAGGATAGGCAATGGAACGGATCGAAGGCACGGTAGCTTGGTTTAAAGATCAGTTTGGTTTCATCCGTAGGGACGACGGAGCAAAAGACGTTTTTGTCCACCATACAGCGATTGACATGGACGGCTACAAGACTCTCAAAGAGGGTCAGCGCGTCTCTTTTGAGGTAGTTCGCGGATCAAAGGGCTTGCAGGCTGAGGAAGTTCGTGTCATTTAAATGGGTTGTCAATGCACTTCTCAATACAGAATCCATTAGCCTGTAGCTTATTGCGCAGCTTAAAGCGAGTTGTTCCTGCCAGTCTAGCCCATCTCGTAATGGGAAGAGTCTCTCCGAACCCGCTAATCATGACCCAGCGGTTATTCTTACGGTTTAGGCTCTGTTCGCTTCTAGTAGCCCATCGGCAATTCTTGGGTTCGTAATCACCATCTGTATCTATTCGATCAATCGAATGGTTTTGTGACGGAGGATACCCCATGTCCTCTATAAACGCCGTCAGGGATTTCTTCCACCTCTCGCACACGTTTATTCCCCGGCCCCCATAGTATGAATAAACTGAATGGCTCGGCTGAGTGCATCGCCCAACCATGCTTACCCATCGCATGTGGATTTTTGTGCCACTTAGACCATGCGTTATTTTACCCATATTTATAAATATAACATTTCACCGATCACATTACAACCAAAGCAGTGATATGGTAAGCGTCATCAGGCATGAGGGAACCCGGCCCCTAAAACGGTTAGCCTGAAGTAAGGTACGAAAACCAGACTGTGTAAAAGCGGCAGCAGCGTCCGGCTGGCCTAAGGGCGAAGGGCACACATAGGCGAAAACTCACACCCCAAAGGTGCCCTATGGCTGCTGGAAATAATGCAAACACTATTGCGTCCCAAAGAGAGTATCTGCGGGATAAATTGGAAGAGACATTCCTGCTCTCTTCGGTTCTCTGGTCGCGTATTCAGGCCCGCACCGACATCAAGCCTGTCTCTTCGCGTCCTTCGCGCATCCCCTTCACTCCGATTCCGACTGCTTCGTTCCGTCAGGTTAATCCTAACGGCGGAGGTCTGGGTGTAGGTGATGCTCCTCAGGAAGTCTACGGACAGCTCTCCTGCGTGTACTTCGCTCAGGGTGGGGCTTACACCGCTCAGTCTGAATATGCGACTGACGGCGACTCCCGTTCGATCAAGGACTACGTTGCCTACACCGAAGAGACGGTCACGAGGACTTTTGCCGGTCTGATGGATGCGGTTCTCTGCACCGGAGACGGCGCAAACACTCTGGACACGGTGGTTTCGGTTGGCACGAACTCCATCGTCGTCAACAACGCCAATTTCTTCTCTTCCGGCCAGCCGATTGACATTTACTCCGCCCTCACTGGGTCTTCTGGGTATGTTGGCACGGTCGTTATCCAGACCGTAGACACGACCAACACAACCTTGTGGCTTACCGGCCCAGTTCCTGCTGGCGTGACGACTGGGTATTTCCTTCTGGTAGCTGGTTCGGCTGGCATCGCTAACTCTGGTTTGTTTGGCCGAAACTACTATCAGGTTGTCGGCAACACCGGTAACTTCATGAACATCCTCCGGTCTTCATACCCTGACCAGTTCTCCGCTCGTGGCATCACCGCGACTGGTGCATTGGTTCCGGCGAATGTCCGGGCGATGCTGGCGCAGATCATCCTGGCCAAGGGTAACGACGCGGCAGACGAGAACGACTTGATCGTTCACACCAACGTAGACGGCGCAGCGGCATGGGAGGACAACGCTCTCCTTGTGCAGCGTATCGACGTGGCCTCCGGCAAGCGTCGGAACTCCAATGACATGCTTGCGGAGAAGACGCCCAGCACAATGGCTGGGTACGAGATGGTAGTCAATCCCAGGGCAATTCCCGGGATCATCGACTTCTTCCCGCTGAAGCAGTGGGGCCGTCTAGAAGCCAAGCCGCTGGACATGTATGAGGTGGACGGGCAGACTACATTCCCGCAGTACGCTTCTGACGGGTCTGTGGCCACCACAAACATGTTCTGGATGATCATGGGTGTTCAGATCGGCTCATGGATGCCGCGCTTAAATGCGGCTTTGACGGGCTGGACTATCCCTCGTGGTTACTTCGGGAAATAACCCTGATGCGCGGCCTCTTCTGGGGGCCGCGTGTTACTCTAAGCCCAAATGATCGCTCAAGTCGGTTCCGACACCGTTACTCACTACCCTTTGCCGATGGCAAAATATGGCACGACGCCTTCAGGTGGAAACCTATGGCGGATTGTCTTTGCTGACAGCGTTAAAAGGCTAATCGGCGGCAAGTGGCCTGACGGGAAGGAAGAATATCGTTCGGTTCGTGCTTACACGGAAACCGGAGTAAAAGGCAAGTGGGTGTTAGAGTCGTGGCAGTCCGCGATGGAACATACCCTTTGCACGCCTGACGAATACGCTGTCAGGTTTCAGCAGAAAGACTGCACGTCTACTATCCAGCACGAGCCTTACCCCTTTGACGGGGTTTATATCACCCGGCACGTCTTTGACGGAGTTCCTGAAGGCGTAGGTGAGTTGATTGCCCGAGCCAACAAAGAGCAGAGACTAGGTTTCCATGAACGCAAGAGAATTCATGAGGAGCGGCTGGATCGAGAGCAGAAAGAACGAACCGAATCTGAACGGTACAGGCTTCGTGATGCTCAACCTGATCCGAATGGGTCTATGATGATCAAGAAGCGCAGGCAAATCAACCTCAACCCCGCACAGGCTTTCAAGCTGCCGGGACAGGGATTTTCGCAGGTAAGGAGCTAGTATGGCAAGGATTACGGCGGCAGAAGCAGAAAAGCGGATGGGCGAGTATTTGAAGAACAAGACTGGCAGGCATCGGTCGATTCCTCCCGTAAATTCGATGATCCAGACCATGATCCGCGAAAACACCGTCCATTGCTTCAATGTCGGGCCGTGGGGAGAGCGGGTCAATATGGGTTCGTTCGGCTACTACTTCATTCCTCCGTGTGAAGTCGGTGCGCCGATGGAGTGGGTCAAGCTGCCTCTGCCGAAAGTCCCTGCCGGTGTCTACGTTCCTGACGTGTGGGAGGAAGGCGAGAAGCGAGTTACCGAACCGCGTAAGGAATATGCAGCCTTCCGCCCGTTGCCGGGGTTGATGCTTGAGCCTATTCCGACCGACATGGATGTTTGTTCATGGAACCAGCAGGACGAAGGACGGTATTTCGCCAATGAAATGCTCGGAGTAGGGATTGGGCACGACACCAATACCTCATGGATTCGCAAGGGCTGTTTCGTCGCCGCTGGTAAGACTCCGACCGAAGCAGAACTGGCCGCCGCTCGTGCTGAACTGATGAAGTTCATGGCAGAGCAGGTTTTGGACGCAGACAGGGCATGGGCTGCTGGTCCTCAGAGGGCAGAGGCTATTATCCGGCCTGAAATTCACCACGTCTGCGCGGAGTGGATGAACCTCAAGGACAGGGCTTGGCTGAGGGGGACTGATCCGCAGGCGCAGGCAGAATGCCCTTCCTGTGGAGAAAACGTCAAGTCCGTAGCGATGACATGCAAGAGCTGCGGATACATTCTGGACAAGAAAAAGTATGAGCAGGCCAAGAAGGATGGTCTTTTCGTCTAAATGCCTCTCCCGCCGACACTGACCGCGCCTTACCCCATCGTAGAAGATGCGATGAATAAGGCGCGTACTCGGCTTAACGACGCGATTCAGCAGTTATCCGGTGACATCCTCAAGGACTCGCAGCCGTTTTCGCAGACGATGGCTAATTCTGCATGGCTGAGGCTTCAGCAGTTCCTCGCCAATTTAGGGTATGCAAGACTGATTGATGAAGTGATCCTTACCGGATTACCGATTTGCAACTCTGCCGACCCCGCAGTGCAGTGCTGGCTGGACTGGACGGGTTTTTACGACGGAACCCAGGTCTGGACGAATTGGGCACTCCCACAAAAGTGCGAATTTCCCCTGAAAGTCTGGGATAGGGTATCTGGTTTTAACTGTGGTTGGGGCTGTCCCTTAGAGAACATCATGGACGGCCTTCCTGCGACGTTCAAGTACCAGAGAAACGGCATTTTTGAATACCGGAACGACAAAATCTACATGCCGGGTACGAATATCCCTGTGGATTTACGCATCAGGTTCGCCCAATTCTTTCCAGCTTTTACCACCCAGGGCGAGACACAGTGGTATCAGCAGCCAATTCCTATTATTGGTGCTACGGACGCCCTTGCTGACTACATCTGCGTGGAAGCCTGCGACGGCAGAGACGACATAGACTCCCAGACGTTCAAATCCAGAGCCGAGGGTGAGGCCAAGCTGATTTTCAACCGCGATGTAAGGCTGAAAAACCGCTCGAATGTCCGCCGCAGACCGAGAAGTGGGCCAAGGAATTATGGTTACGGATACGCAAATTACTGATACAGTTTCTCTGAGGAGACACCATGCTTACCATCACGCCACTCGCTGTTTTGAGCAACCCTGATACGACTGGACGGCAAGTGATCGCAGAGGGAACGATTGCCCTCACCGGAAACTACGGTGGAGCGTCTACGCATGGCGATACCTGCGACCTCACGCAGCTTGGCGATGCCCTCAAGACCTCCCAGCTTCCAACTAAGGTAGAAGTATGGGAAGACCCTGCGGCTGGAACGGCACCAACCGGGTATATTTTCACATTTTGCCCCGGAACCACGCTCAAGAATGGCGTTGTGAACATCAGCAACAACCTGACCGAGTACACGCAGGCTTCGGCTTACTCCGCTGGACTGCTGGCCGCTGCGCTTCGCATCCGGGTCTACGCGCCGCTCTACTAGGAGGTGGCTGAATGCCATTTCCGCCAGTTAAGGATGCCACGGAAGTCACGCTGGAAGTATTTTCTGGCCGCTGTACTGAAATGGAACCGGCCAACGTGCCGGAAGGCGTTTCTCCCGACGAACAAGACAACACTTTTGTTCCCGGCGGAGTATTAACGCGTCCATGTCTTGAAAAGCAGCTTACGAACGCACCTACAAACACTACAGTCACCTATCAAAAGTCATTCGTCTCCGAAACCGGAGCGATTAAGAACCTGTACCTGTTTTCTAACGGACAGTTGATGTGGGAAGACCCTATCAACGCACCGGGGATAGTGAATCTGATCTTTACCGGGCCTTCAGGGTCGTACGCCAAGTCTGCGACGATGTTTGGGCGTGAGTTTATCGGCATCAACGACGCCTCGCATGGGGCCACAGTGCCGTTGCAGTGGGATGGAACTAATCTGGATAGGGTGACGCAGGACGGCCCCGCCGCGCCGCCTACGGTGACTTCCCTAGCCCCTACGCCAGCGCAAATGGTCGCCTCACCGAATACGCTGACCAGAAACGGCAACACAGTCACGGCAAACACCGCGACTCCGGTAAACCCACCTCTTCAGGTGGGCTATCAAGTCCAGATTTCAGATGTTCCCGACTCCAACTCAACAAATGTCAATCAGACGATGAGCGGAAGCCCTGATGTCATAAGCGGAGACTGGCAGTTTGTTGGAACACAGTTCAGAACCCATTTCGAGCCTGTCACTACCGCTTTAGGTGACATGACGGTGGCGAATTTCGGCTTTACGATCCCTTCGGGCGCGACGATTTTAGGCATCACCGTAGGAGCGTCAATCGTCTCTCAGTTTCCTACGTCTTCGACCGTTTCTCAGGTTGCCTTATGGCAGTCTGGGGTTCAATTAGGCACAGCAAAGACTCCCGGCACACCGTTTACGACTTCAGTAAATCCGGTGACTTACGGCAGCGCAGGGGATTCGTGGGGAGCTTCGCTGACTCCTGCAATCGTCAACGATCCTACGTTCGGGTTTTCGATGGCAGTAAACACCGACACCTCAAGAGTATTTATTGGCGAGCCTTTCGTCATCACCGTCTACTACACGCTGTCTGGTTCGGGAACCGTGGCCTTTGTTCAATCCATTGTTATTAACAATGAAACCGCGCCCGGACTGGCTTTAGTCACGACGACTCAGCCTCATGGCTTGGCACCGGAAGAGTACGTTTCCATCGTTGGCGTAGAGCCGGGTTCGGTGGCAAACATCGCCTCCGCCAGATGGTCAGCGGGGGTGACGACTATCACCACCCAGACTAGCCACAAGCTGATTCCCGGCAGTGTCGTTCAGATCTCAGGCGTTTCTACTTCTACCGGAGGGACGACGTTTAATTTTGATGGGACGTTCGTTGTCGCTACCGTTCCTTCTCCCAATCAGATCACTTACGCTCAATCTCCCATCACCGCTACCGACCCTGATGTGATTATTTCCACGTCTGATAGTGGAAGTATTGCGATTTCATGGCCTATTCCCGATAGCCCGACACCGACATACTTTCAGGTGGCGTCCGCTCCTACTCCGACGACGTTCTATGTGCCTATTTCTTACGGTGATGGGACGTGGACAACCGGCACGGTAGGTTTTGCGTGGGAAGGTACTTTCTACGTCACCGCCGTTTTGTCTCCGACGCAGTTTCAGTATCAGCAATACGGCCCCAATGGAGCGACGACCGCGATAGGAACGGTTACGCCTTTCGGTCAGGCCGCGCCGGGATTTCATTTGATGCGGTGTACCTTCCTCACTCGTCAGGGCGCAGTTTTGAAGTCCAGCCCTTATGTGAAGTTCATCGCCAACGGAGGGCAGTATATTCAGGTTGATAACATCCCCATTGGCCCTGAGAATGTGGTTGCAAGAATCATCGAATTCACCGGAGCGGATGGAGCGTACTTCTACTACTTGCCTACGGTTCCGCAGATCAACGGGCAGATCGTCGGAACGTCTACGCAGATCAACGACAACACGACCACCTCAGCCCTTCTGGATTTTTCCGATAATTCCTTGTTTGGCGGGTTGGCGACTTCGATTCCCGGCAATGATCTGAGGGCGCAGATAACCTTAGACGGGGCGTTGGGATTCGGGCAGTACGCCACCAGGCTGATTACTTATGGCCAGAGAAACCGCCTGCAAAATCTTTTGGGACTAGGGTTCGATGGCGGAGTAAATTCACTCAGCCCTACCGTACCTCTAGGCTGGACTGTGGGCGATAGTTTTGGTGCGCTTACTGCTAACCCCTCCCTTCCACCGTCTACGGCTTGGCTTATCACCGCCAACGCAGGTGCAGGGCAAAGCGGCAAGCTGTCTCAAAGTGCCTATCAGGACGCCTACGGCAACCCCATTCTTACCGGGAACACGCGCTATAAGTACAGGGTTTGGCTTCAGCCTAGCGCGATAGACGCAGACCTGAACTTCTATGCTGTGATTTCGAGTGTTTCAACCAGCTTCACTTCGACCGCAACCATCAACGGCGCGGCCATGAATACTGGTTTTCTTGAAGCGGATTTCGATACGGTCACGCCTGAATCTATCCCATCGGACATGCTGCTGACCATCTACGCGGTTTCCACGACCAATAATCAAACCCTGCTAGTCGATGAGCAGAGCATCATCTACTCCGAGACGCCCTATCTGGATGGCAAACTCTTCGCTTCCTATGGAAATAATGAAGAGGGTATCGACGGAGTAACGGGTAAGTTTGGGCCTGTGACGGATACGCGAAAAGTCATGGATTTCTCGGTCATGCGCGAGACGTTCTACATGCTGACTCAAGAGCCTTCAGGAAGACTCCACGAGACGACCGACAACGGCACTACCGAGCCTTCGGGGTGGGAAGTCAACGAAGTCGGGGCAAACTGCGGGGCGTTATCAGCCTTTTCCATGACGAAATCGCAGGCAGATGATACGGCGGCCTCTGGTGGTGAAGAATGGATGGCTTGGGCATCTCTTTCGGGAGCGAGAATCTTTGGAGGTTCATACCCAGACAAGATTTCTCAGGAGATTCAGCCAGATTGGGAGCAGATCAACCTAGCGGCGGCGAAAACGGTGTGGTGCGTCAACGATCCCGTTGCGAGGCAGATTTACTTCGGTGTTCCGCTTGGTTCGGCCACCGCTCCATCGAACATCCTGTTTATGTCCTACCGGGAACTGGACTCGGCACAGTCGATTGCTTCTTCACCGCCGTTCCGGGTAGGCTTCAGCGGGAAATTGATTGCTACGGACAATAGCCGCAAGTGGTCTTTGTGGAACGTACAAGCTAACTGCGGGGCGTTGATGTACCGCTCTGCTGGCGATTTGTCGATGGTTCTGGGTGCAGGAAACTCGGCTACTCCCGGTACGGGAGGGTTTGGCAACGTCTACACCCTGAATCCGAATAAGTACACCGATGACGACTATGGGCAGGTGTCGAGCTACTACTTTACCTATGCTTTTGTGAATCGCGGCGCAGAACAGGCTCTACAGATTGGAAGTCACCAGAAGGGTTTTATCGGCCTTCTGTCTACGGTGACATGGCCTGCGGGAACGATGCTGATACAGGTGGCACCGAACAATATAGCTAATATCTGGCCGCTTTCCTGCGAAAGAACTGTCAGCCAGCCAAACTTTGACCTTCAGTGGGGTTATGGAAACCAGATCATCGCACGGGGTAGCAGGTTCTTCTTCAAGTTCTCCTCTGTTCCGCTAGAGGGCCAGACTGATAATGCCTACAGTCTTTCGACTGTGACAGTGGCGTTCGCCCCGACAAGGCTCCGAACCCGTGGCGCGGCTACCTAATATGCGACCATCGTTTTCCATCCAAGATTCGCTGCACCTGTTGGCGCGATATGCCAAATTGCCGAGCAATGTCTTTTGCCGAACCCGGAGCGATACTTCCAACAGCGCAACGGCCCAGAGAGTTACCGCATGGCTTGAGTTTTGGATATCTGCGGATAGAACGAACCATATCCTCTGTTATTTTCGCTTGCCCATTGCGTTCTCCCAGTGCCGAGCGTTTTTTAGTGGCGCAATCCCGCATATTATCAGTCTGTGTTCCAAGAAAAAGATGATCTGGCCTAACGCATCCCGGATTGTCGCACCTATGGCACACGTAAAGCCCGTCTGGAATAGGGCCAAAAGTAATCTCCCATTGAAATCGGGTGGCTATGTAATTTCTCTTTTTTGGAATCCTGACGGCCACAATACCGTATCCCTTCTTAGACTTACAGGCATTCCACTCCCAACAGCCATCACCCTTGGCGTATTTGGTATGAAACAGCGCGATGCTTCTTTCGGTAATCATTTAGACAAGTCTATCATGGCTAGCGGGGCGGCCCAATGATCAAGGTAAGAAATTTGCCGGAAATCCGCGCCGCTAAGGAGTGGACACCTGAGCTTGCCGGGAAGATGTACGAAACCATCCAAGACTTGCGTCTTGCGTTGTCAAATCACGCTCAGCAGACTAACGGAAACCCTGTTGGTGAGCCTGAACCTCCGCCTGCGGCTATGGGAATACAGGTCACGGCTAGAGAGGGATGGATGCACGTCGCCCTGAACGACCAAGGGCCGCTTTATAGAGGTGTCAGGTATTGGGTCGAACACGCTGATAACCCGCAAATGACCAACGCGGTTCATACGCAGGCATCAGGAACGGAGCTTAGAAACCACACCGAATTTATCGGCAATCAGACACGATACGTTCAGGCGTATAAATCTTACCCTTGGTCAGGCCCAACATCTCCGGTAGTTCATGGTGGAGTGACGCCAATCGCAGTTCAGGGAGGTGGCAGTAGCGCAGGGCCGCTCTATTTGCCTTCACAGGGAACAGGAACCTCTACGGCTGGAGAAATCACTGCGGGGCCGGGAAAAGTAGCCTTTAGAAGCTCTACTGGTGTCCCACCAGTCCGATGATACGAGAACGACAAGATTCTGATGACGCGGTACTGAGAAAGTTATACGATGGCCCTGTACCCAAGTTGCTCTATGAGCGTGTTTTGGTTGAGGATGGCAGGATTGTAGGCCATGCAGGGGTAAGGATGGTTCCTGAGGCTGTACTGGTTCTAGCCAAAGGGCATCCGGCTTCTAGGCTGCACTGGTTGAAGGTCTTGCAGCAGCAGTTGTTGATTTGGATGCACGAAACGAAGCATACCAGGGTAATTTCCCTTGTCGCTCCGAAGATCGAGAGGTCTTTCCTGAGAAGGTTGGAATCTCTCGGATGGCATGAGGGTTGCCAGACGGCGATCCTTCTTTCGGAGAAGGATGATGAGGGTACACACTAGAACGGTCTGGGACATCGATAGCGGCCAGATTCTCGAAGATGAATCATACGAATACTCAGGCCCAATCGAATCGTGCGATCCAAGCAGCGGAATCCGGCGACAAGACACTGCTAACGCTGCCACAGGTCAGAACCTCTCTAAAACCAGCGCAAATAACGCCTCTGCCCTTTATGGGACGCTCTCACCTGAATTAAGCACAATGGCCACCGCCCCACAGGGCATCAATCCTGCGGACATGGCCAAAATCCAGACTTCCAACATGCAGACAGCAGGCGGTGCAAACGCTGGAGCTGTTGGTCAGGGTTCTTTGCTTGCCGCTAGAACGAAAAACGCAGGTACAGCAGACGCAGCGATTGCAAAGAGCGGTGAGGCTGCTAGCCAGAATCTTTCTAAGGCCAACCTCGATACCCAACTGGAAGATCAGCACCTTAAGCAGCAGCAGCAGGAAGAGGGATTGAAGGGTCTGGGTAGTCTCTACGGAACGAACGAAGGCGAAGCTGTAGCAGGGTTGAATTCATCGAACACCGCACTTAAGAATGCTGGTGAGCTTGATCCGTTCTGGCAGAAATTACTCATGCAGGGAATGAAGAGTGGTGGAGACGCGGCCTCTGCTTATCTGGGGGCCGGATGAACATAAACCCCGTTCTTAGCGAAATCCAAGGCCTCTCTCCCGCCGCGCAATCGGCTTTAGGGATGGCTGGGCATAAATTACCGATTGATCCGGGTTCGACGGCTACACCTTTAATCACGCCTCAAATGAAGGCAGACGCTGCGCCGTTGAACGATCCTGCACCTGTGTTGTCTTCGGCGCACATGGAATCTCCTATGCCGGTTTTGAATCAGCAGACCAATGTAAGCCCGATGATTCGCGGCACTACGCAGGGCGATCAGTTAGAGAGAAAAAGACTTCTCGATACAGGATCGGGCGAGAGCCAGATTTCGCACCGGATTCAAAGTGTGATGCCGAACCATCCTGTTCTGGGCAAGATTCTGGGCGGAGCCTTGCAGGGTGCAGCGACGTTGGGTGACGTTGGTTTGTCCGCCGTAGCGCCTGAACTCTCTACCAACCTACCCGGAACGGAGTATCACCACAGAGCATTGCTGAACGAGGCTAATAGGGAAGTCGGTCTGGACGAATCGAACGCGCAGAAAGAGGCGCAGGCAGCAAATGAAACGGCGGAGGCTGGAGAGCATACCGAGGCTACCAATGAAATGCCCGGCAAAGATGCCGATACCCATGCTTTAGCGCAGTCTGAGGTTACGGAGCATAATGCGCAAGCCGCAGCACTACTACATCCACAGGCAAAGAACGATTTTGAGGCATGGCAACAACAGAACCCCGGCAAGCCTATCGAGGAATGGCTAAAACTTCAGGCGTCAAATAAGAACGTGCGCCCCGACACTCCTGAGCAGCAGTATTTGGACGAATACGCCAAGAATAATCCCGGCTCTACCGTGGCTGAGGCTGAACGGCATTACATGCTCGACACTCAGAGACCCCCACAGGTCACTCCAATCATGATGATGGTTCCCAATTCGCAAGGCGGAGAGACAGCTACGGTTGTTAGACCGGGAAGCCAGGTTGCGCCGGGGGCACAGACGGCGGCTGGATTAAATGCGACAAACACTCCGACAACTCAGCAGCGCACAGCAGCAGGACGGGCCGAAACAGTCGTAGCAATGGCACCTGAAGTCATTTCTCGAATCGACTCCCTCGCTCCCAAGCTCGGCCCGGTTGAGGGTAGGTGGAACGAGTTTATGCAGGGCAAGATTGGGTCAGATGATCCCGATTTCGCTGCGTTACGTTCCGATCTTTTGATGATGTCTTCTGCGGTGGCTTTGGCCCACGCGCAGGGAAGACTGCCCGAAAACCTGCGGCTTGAATTCGACCATGCAATTAACTCGCCCAAGCAGACGCCAGAGAACCTGAAGGCCACGATCAATACCATGCTGCCTTGGTTGCAGCAGATGCAAAAACAGGGTCAGCCGAATACTCAGCACGCAAATTCACCCGCAAGACCGGCTGGTGTACCTGAAGACTATGTGTGGAATCCACAAGGGAATGGGGGCAAGGGATCATGGCGCAAGCCGTAGAATACGACGCTCAGGGCAAGCCGATTCCATCCTCTGCTTCTGTTGAGTACGACGCAACGGGAAAGCCAATTACCGCCGCGCCTGTTGCTCAGATGAGAGCGCAGCAGCCTTCTCAGCATCCCGTACAAGATTGGCTGCGCGATCTAAACACAGACATGACAGAAGGCGGGGATAGGACGCTTCCAGGGCGCATTCTTGGTCATATGCAGGCACGCGGCAATAGGGGATATACCGGCCTGAATTCTGGAATTGGCCCCGAAGCCGCTCAGTTTGCAGGCAGTCCGGTTCTCGGCCCGATTCATGCCGCACAGGGGGTTGCCGAAACTCCACAGCATCCTGTGCTGGGGCCGATCCACGCCGCTGAAGGGGTAGCTCAAACGCTCACGATTCCTTCTATGTTTATGGGTGGAGAAGGTGCAGAGGCTGGATTGGCAGCCATTCCTAGCCGCGCTAGAGCAGCGGCGAAATTAACTGATATTGAAAATGCTGCGAAAGAGATTCCCGTGGCTATGCAGAAGACCCAGCCTGCATTATCCGAGTTTTCGCAGTCTGTAAGGACTGGAGGACGCAACGCTTCTGTAATGACCAAGCTGGCAAAGCGATTGGATTCTGGACTACCTGAAGCTGCAATAGGGCCGCAGTCCGTGAAGTTTCCTGAAGCGAGGGACTTTTATACCAATATCAGTCGAGCTACAGCAAAGCCGGGTCTATTACGACGTGCGATTGAATCTCCCAATATGCCGTCTTTTCGATATAACGCTGGCGGCGTACGAGATGCCTTGAATTCCGACCTTACATCGGCGGCAGACACGATTGGCAGAGGAAAAGACTACACGGCAGCCATGAATGAATACCGCCGTGCAGCACAGCTCAACAAGGCTGCAAAGATTGGCGGTGGTATTGCGGCAGCAGAGGCGGCAAGGAGAACAGGTTTGCCCGGAAAGATCGCTGGAGGAATAGCAAATGCGGCTCAGTAAATTCGTCTGGATTTTTGCGCTATTTCCCGCGCTCGTCTTTGGCCAGAATGTGCGTTGGGATTTACCGGTCACTACAACGCAGGCGCAGGGTGGAAATCTCTTACCGGTCTATGCTGTTCCCGGTGCGAGGGTATCGTTCTACAACGAACCCGGAGGTACTTTAGCCAGCACTTACAACTCAGCAACTTCGGTCAGCCCATGCCCCTCTAACGCTCAAGTTGTCTTGAATGGTTCTGCGGTCTGCGTTTCATCTGCTGATCCGTTCGGAAACATGGGAGCGTGGTTTCAGCCGGGGCAGTACATGGCCAGAATCACGGCTTTGGGAAGTTCATATAACTACTACTTCACTATCGCCAGCGGCGGCGGCGGGAGTGGAACTGTAACAAGCGTTTCCGGCGTCACGGCTAATGGATTTGCTCCTACGGTATCCAATCCGACGACAACACCAGCGATCACGGTCAATGTAGACGGAACACATGTTTTGCCCGTGAATACAGGAAGTTCGGCCAACTGCCTCACGCAGGCTGGAACCTATGCGCCTTGTGGCTCGAACCCTTTGACAACTAAAGGCGATGTATTCGGGTTCTCTACCGTTCCGGCGCGGATTCCAGTAGGAACGGACGGCTATTGCTTTGTGGCTGATTCGACGCAGACTCTAGGGGTGAAGTGGGGAGTTTGCCCTAACTTCGCGGTGTCTGGTCAGGCCGCAGGTACTGTACCACTTGCTACAGGAGCCAACACGATTGGGGCACAATCTCATATCACAGATAATGGAACCGCTGTTACTGTTTCAGAACCAACCACTTTCTCAGGCAGCGGCCCTCCTATCTCCATCCCTGCGAATAAAGCTACTTCGCCATTAACAGGAACGGCGCAATTAGGGACAGATTCAAGCGGCAATCTAGTGCTGTCTGAGAACAATGGCGCACAGGGCCGCATTCGCTGCACCGCGACCGCTCACGCCTTCCAATACAATAACGGCGGCAACATCGACTGCGCGGCTCCGTTTACCTATGATCCCGGCACTGGCCTAAATTCCTTCTCGCCAGCGAATATCAATTGGTCTACGACTACCGGAACGAACTCACTACTGACCATCGGGCCCCCGG